CCACCTGCTGTGGAGCGGCTGAACATCTCGGTGTAGTCCATTGCGCCAACCCAGCGGCCCCATGCGGGTACAAAGAACACAACGTATCGTGGTGCGCGGCCTTCGGTGTCAAAGTATTTGCCTGCTGCTTCTGCGGCCTTGGCAACTGCCTTTTCTGCGGCTTGCTGGGTTGCGTAGTTCTTGCATGGCTGCTTGTTGGTGGCGCGGTACTCTTCGATGCGAGAGATGAGGGTGTCGATGATGTTCATTTTGTAATCCTAAGTTAAACCCGCTAATCTTGCGGTAGAAGAATTCTAACACAAAATTAAAGCGGGTGTGAACTAGGTGCTTTCCCTAATGCATCATGGCGCTGTGGATTGCCCGGAATGACTCTATGACGGCCTCGCCTTCCTGCATCTTGGCGTCGATCAAGTGAGCAAGAACGCCCACTAAGTTGTCGCGTGCCTCTTCCGGGGCCAGTAGCAGGGCTTTGGCAAGCATGGACGTGCCCACATTGAGCATGACGTTCATGGCTATGGTCTCGCCCTCCTTGTCGAATAGGGCCTTGATCACGCTGTTGACGTGCTCTTCCAGCTCTATGGTGCTCTTGGTGAGGGCTTCGAGTTCGCTTTTGGTCATGGTGGCTCCTAGTGACGTTGGGAGGGGATACGGTTGCGGATAGCCTCGCCCAGCTTCTCGATGTCGACGCACTCGTCGGCCAGCTTGGCGCACTCTTCTCGCTCAATCATGATGGCACGCTTGGTGGTCTCCACGGCCACATGCATGATCTCTGCTTGGGCCAGCGCTAGAGCCTCGTCGAACTCCTGCTGGGTGAAAAATTTGACGTGGCCGCTGCTACCAAGTAGTTGACGTGCGAGGGGGCTAAGTTCTTTTTCAGACATTTTGTGCTTTCAGTTGTTCAAGTTTGCGGGAGGTTTCCCAGTTAAGAATGGCTCGCATTTCAGTGGCTGCACTCAGGAAGTATTTGTTATTTTCTCCCATCACATGCGCCTCAATATCAGGGGTGATGTCGATGCCGTACTGATGGGCCTGAGCCTCCAGTTTGTCATGAAACAGCTTTCCGTCTGTGGTTGCATACGCTTCCATGGGTGTGATGAGGCCCAGTGCTTTGTTCTCGTTCATTTCAAAAATCCTATCTTGGGTTGGGTCATGGTTTCAAACAGTCGGATGATCATCTCATCTCGCAGGCGCTCATCGCCAAACATTTTGAACGACGCCAGCAAGTGGTGGTCGGACATTTCTTTGATTGCAATCTTCTTGCCGTCCTTGGTGGCCCACTCGTCTTTCCTGAACTCATCAAAACGATTGCTGGGGCCATATTGCTCCACGTCCCAGTCAGGGAGTCGTGCTGCCATGTCGGCATACATATCTGCCATTTCGCCCATGTTATTTGAACCTCCGAAGGGGCTGGAAGGCTTCGTCCACCTTTTTCTCGGGCGGTGGTGGGGTCATGTGCTCACTTGGTGGAGTCCAGCCATATTTGCGCCATGTTGCCTGCACGTCGGAGCCGCTGCTCCACTTGAAGCTGTCGTTTGGCACCGAAGGGTAGCTGATCTTGGAGTGCGGGGGCAGTTGCGTGTTCATGCTATGAACTCCAGTGCTTGCAGTTCCGAGATGCGACGCTGGATGTCTGTCACGGTTTTTTGGTAGTCGGCTGCGGCCTTGGTTTGCTGCTCCATCAATGCCGCAATCTGCGCAGGGCGTGGGTCAAAATTGTCAGGCACATCAATCTCCACCTCTTGCGAAGCAATATAGATGTGAGTTTCATCTCCATCCATCTTGCAGGAAAAGAGTTTGAATTTGTCGTCGTCCCATGGGTAGTCCACGTAGTGGACGTGCGCGGTTACTTTAATTTTCATGATGGTTATCCGATGTGAATGATGGAAAAATGGTCGCGCATGAAGTTCTGCGCATTCAGCTCGTCGCGTGCTACCAGACCACCAAGGATCATGTTGTAGCAATCACGCTTTGCCATGTAGTAGTCGTAGTAGCCCTCGCCTTTGCGGAAGTTGCTCCACTGGTTTGCGCGTGCATTGCGCTCAATGTCATGTTGCAGGCTGTTCTCAGAGTAGTAGCCAATAAAACCAGCCAAGCTGTAGTGGGCAATGAATCCCGAGGCCACGTTGATGAAGTCGTAGCCACGCTTGTTCAACTTGGTGATGTCCTTGCAAGCGGCCAAGATGTTCTTGGCGATGAGCTGCTTTTCGCGGTTGGTCAGTGGTGTCATGGTGTTCTCCAATTAACGTGCGGTGGTCTTGATGCTGAACACAGCGGTGGTGCTGGTGTGCTTGGCAATGATGCTGGCCGAGACACCGATTTCGGCAATCAGCGCCTTGTAGTCAACCACAGTGCGATTTGCTTCGCAGTAGGTGGACTTGAACAATGCGCCCTCGAAGACCTTGGCCTCGCCTTTGGATGCAACATCTTTCATGGCGTCCTTGATTGCGTCGGCTTGCTTGGTCAGCTCTGCGATCTGGGCCAGCAGGGTGCCGAGTTGGTCAGCAGAAGCGGGGGTGGTAGTGATTGTGGTCATTTCGTAATCCTTGGTAATAACCGGTCTCGTTGACCGTGAGTGAATTCTAACACCAAGTTAAAGCACTTGGGAACACCTATCCACACTTTTTTTCATTTATTTTCTAAGTATTTACCCTAATGGGTGGAATTTAATTCCAGAGGGCTACTGGTTCATAGCCTCGACCGCCCTCTGGATCGTGACATTCAAGGCGTCGATTTCGTCCATCTTTTTGAGGTTCCACATGCGCTTTTGGCCGTGCCAGCCCAGCATAGAACCTTGGTGGCAGGACTTGCATAGGGCCACCACGGTGAAGTGGTTCCCCTGCTTGATGTGGTGGGCGTCGGACGGGCCAGCCTCGTCGCATACGCTGCACGGGAGTTCTTTGACGAGCCCTACCCATGCGCGTTCCTTGGCGGTGTAGGTGCCGTTCATCCGAGTCGATCCGAAGTGCGGTTGGAGGCCTCCAGAGACCGCCATACGTCGATCCGGGCCTGAGCGGCGACCAAACCCCAGCGTAGGGCCTCTGCGGCCTCTGTAGCGGCTGCTATGCCCTTGAGCAGCTCCACGTAGGCCACGTCGGCGTATGCCTCCATTTCGGCTGCTGCTGAGGACTTGGCGATGCCGTTGGACAGCGCGGTCTTCATCAGCATGGCTTTCTTGGATTTTCGGAACTCTTCCAAGTACGTCAGTTCGCCCTTGGCGTTGGCGTACTTGTGGCCGTGGCTGTAGATGTAGTCCACGGCATCGTTGATTGATTTTTGCGAAATGTCGGTCATGCTTTTTTCTTTCTTGGTCGAGGGCAATCTTTGGGCGGAACGATGATGCACCACACAGATTCGGATGGGCTTGATCTAAGGCACTCAGTCCAGCGATCAATGTACGTGTCAGGCATGCTCCTAAGCGCGGCGTAGATGGATTTTTTGGGTGCCTTGAGCAGCGCCACGACTTGATTGGTGGTGTATCCGTCAAGCGATTCCTGCTCGCGCATCAGCTTGCGAATGTGGGTGCTCCATCGGTACTTCATTTATTTTTCCTTGTTGGCATGGGGCAGTTTTCTGGCACTGCAACTACGCACCATACCGCTTGGTGTGGACTCCAGTGCCCGGCTTCCGTCCACCGGTCAATGTAGGCGTCAGGCATGCGCTCCAAAGCCTTGGCGATGGACTTAGGAGGGGCACCAAGTTCCTCTGCAATGTAGTTGACGGTGAGGCCGTCATCCTCCCGGCGCAGCAAGGATCGAATGCGTTCGGGCCAGAGTGCCTTCATGCGTCTTCCCACTTCCAGCCCAGCAGTTGCTCGGTGTTGTAGATTTGGTAATCGGTGGGCTTGTAGTACATGGCAAATTTTGTTTGCGGCATCACTTCCGTGTACAGCACCCAGTAGCCCACTGGCTGAGGTGGCTGTCGCAAGGTCATGTTGACGTAATCCTTTTTCGCAACACTTTCCCTCACAGCTTCTATGGCGGCATCTACGAGATGCGATCCCCATCCTTCCGTACCTTTCCAATCATTGGCGAACTTGTCCCACGCCGCTTGGCGCTTGCTTGAGTATCCGGTCATTACACACCTCTGCTTTTGTAGTTCAAAAAATCACCCGCACCACGGCGCACCGGGGCCATGTTCTCGGGCACGTACACCGGCTGCTCCCAGATGTTGATGCTGGGTGGCATGGCTTCATGCTCATCACGTTGGCGCGGTGTGTATCCACCACGGACGTACCGGGCTGCGTTCTTGTCGCCCAGCTTGTTGGGCACGGCGGCGAGTTGCGACGTGGGGTTCACGCGAAGGTTGGGGTTACCGGCTTGTAGGTTCATCTGTTTTCTCCATGGATTGGGCCAAGAGTTGGTGGAACTTTTCCAGTTCTGCCACAGCTTGGCGTAATTGAGTTAATGTGTATCGGCCTGCTTCAAGGTACAGCCATGTTTCTCCGTAGGTCTTGCGCTCTTCGGCCACCTCAATCTCCAATGCTTTCGTAATGTTCAATTAAGTGGTTGAGCCATGCTCGGCGGGTTTCCTGCATTTGGGGGTAGTCTTTGTATGCCCTGATTCGATGCTCTGCGGACAGCCATGCCTCCAAAGTCTCGTGCCGTCCTAGCAGGTTCTCCACAATGTTGATTGCTTTGCGCTTGTCTCCATCGCCCACTTTTGGGGCCTCTCGAATAGCGTTGCATATAAACCTGTTCTTGCTGCTTGCAAAGCAATGGCCATCGCCACCCCATAGTTGCGCCTTCGCTGCCCGAAAGATTTTGCTGGTTTTCATTTCAAAATCCGATCAATGAAGGACGGCGTGCAGGTCTTCTGCATCACCAGTGGAATGGATGCGTAGGTGTACCCAAGCAGGAACATCACCACGGCGAACATGCCCAGTGCTGATAGGCCACGGATTGCGAGGTCGTACACAGCTTTCATTTCTTGCTCCCATACAAAGCGATCAGGGCTGCGTCGGCCAGTGCTTGACCCTTGCCTTTCTTGTCCAGTTCACGCCACGACGGCCACAGTTGCATGGCGCGGGCTCGGGCTCCATCCTTGTCCGTACCGATCAAGCCTGCGGCCTTTTTCCAAGCCTGCGGTGTGATCATGGTGTGGGGCATGCTGATAGCACCCAGAACGCCCATAACGGTGCCGCAGGAGTGTCCAAAGTTGAACATGGATGTCACCCCTTGGCCGGGCATTGCGTGCGTGGATTCGACGTATACGTGGTCTGCATGGGCGTCTTCAATCCAGTGGGCCAGTGCAGCAGCAGCCACGCGGGTAGTAGTGCCGGTTCGGGTGGTGGGCATGTCCAGCCACTCGATGGGTGTGCCGTGCTCCAGCAGGACAAGTGCGCCAGTTGCGCCGGGGTCGATTCCGATAATTCTCATGTGGTTTGCTCCTTGAGTTGAAATTGCAATTGATCCTTGAGTTTGTTAAACGCAAATTCCAGTGCGTCAACATTTGCTAAATTCACTCTTTGGTCGGTGAGTGATTCTTGAATGTGGGTGTACTCGCCAGTCTTGTCGTCGATGTACGCCAGTGTGATTTTCCAAGTCATGATTGCGGCTCCAAAATAATTCGTTCCAAAACTTCCATGTTGGTCTGGATGTCTTCGTGCAGGTAGTCGGGCAAGCCCTTGTTGCTCATGGCCCAAGACTCCAGTGCTGATAGCAGCTTGAGGGCTTGAATGGCTTCTGGTTTGGTCACGCGTTCTTCTCCTTGACAAGCGGGACGCAGTAAAAGCGCGGCAGGCTCCAAGCTGATGGCTGTTCTTTGATCTTGGCCATGCAGGCCGCTTTGCTCGGGTAGCTTTCTGCGTACTGCGGCTCACAGGAACGAGCACAGAGCATGGTGATAAGTATCCATTCGGTCACGCCTCCATCTCCTTGATCAATGCGCCGCACAGTTCACGCGCAGCATCGTTTCCACCCTTGACTGAAATGATGACGGTATCGCCTTCAACACGTACACCACGCATCAGCCCTACCCACGGGCGCTGGGGTGGGGTGGTGTAGAGCTTGGTTCCGTTTGGAAGTGCATGCCAGTTGTTGGTGCCTTTGACTTGTTTGCTGAAATAGTCCTCAACAACTTCTGCCACAGGCTCCTGCGCTGGCTGTGCTGCGGGTGGGGTGGTGTAAAGCCTTGTGCCTACTGGGAAATCATCTTCCGCATTGCGTCCAACCCATTCCAACGTATGGCATGGGTTCTGCGTCCCATCTTCAAAGAAACGCGCAACTATTGTTGCCACAGGCTCCTGCGCTGGCTGTGCTAGGGCTTCTATCGCTTGCTGTGCCAGCAATTTGTATTGGTCGCACCAGTAGTGTGTCTCAGCCAATGTGCGATGGCGTTCGTGCTCGCGGTTCGACTCAAGCGCCTGCTTTAATGCCTTGTATTTGGTCATCACTTGCCTTTCAG